GTCGAGTCGGTGCTTGCACGCACGCTTGGGCCATACTTGGCGCCACATCCCAAACGCGATGGGTACATTTACACGCCGACGGGTGCCGAGTTGCATATCTGGACTCTTGGAAACCGGGCGACAGCGATGCGGGCCGCTCGTGGTGAAGCCTATGGAACAATCGTTATCGACGAGGCGGCACAATGCGCCAACCTCTACGACAGCTTCCTTACCGCTATTCAGCCCTCCCTTGCTGACCACCGTGGGTACGTCATCTTTGCCAGCACACCTCACGGACAGAAGAACGATTTTTTTAGGATCTGGCGCGGGATGGCTGATATTCGGTTCGGCGGATCTACAGGAGATCTTAATCCTCTCCCAAACATCCAGCTCGACTACAAAGAGAAGAAGGCGCTCGCGGCCAAAGGGCGGCTAAACCCGAAATATTTCCAGCAAGAGTACGACGCCCAGTTTGTTGACCTGGGTAACGTGCTGGTCAGCTACGATATGATCCAGTATCACCCGGTTGATCCTGACATCACAAATGACATGTGGGAGGTCCATATCGGCATGGATCTGGCAGTGAGCGAAAAGGAGGAAGCTGATTTCAGCGCGATGGTTGCCGTAGCGCGTCACCGGTCAACCAAAGATTTTTTCGTGGCTGGGGCTAAACGGTTCAAGGAATCTCAGCCTAAACGTATGCTGGAAGAGCTGAACGTGTTCAACGACAGGTTTCACGCCAGTAAGATCGTCATTGAATCTAACCAGTTTCAAAGTGCGCTGATCAACATGTGGATTGACGACACAAACCTGCCGATTATCAAGGTGCGAGCCGATAAGGACAAACGGACCAGGTTCGCGCCGACCGCGCAGTTCTACATGGATGGCCGAGTCTGGCACGCCAGCCAGCCGGTCGAGGAACTTGACCCAGAAACCGGTCGGCCGATGATCGATCCCGAAACGCTGATGCCCGTAAAGAAAAGCGCCTTACCGGTCTATTTCGAGGACGAGCTGACGCTCTTCCCGATCGCTGAACATGACGACATGGTCGACGCGTTGGCGTACGCCGTGATGAGCTTTGGCACCTATTGGGACGATGACGTGTCAAGCGGCCAGCAGTGGGGCGGCCACGGCGAAGAGCAATCTAGTGATGACGGGATGGAGGCGGCGTGATACAATAGGCGGCAGCATAGAGCCCGCGAAGAGGCTTTATTTCTTCGACAGCGTTAATGACCTTACCGATCGCGCCAGAGCTTGCCCAGCAGTTGCAGGACCTTATCAGGCCAAAGGTGCCTGCAGGCTGGTGGGGAAAGACGGCAAAGAAAGCTGGCAGCAAGGCCCGAATCGAGGTCAATCACCCGTACGTGCTTGGTCGCATCAGTGATTATGACACTGAAGTTACGGCGGATGAAACTTGGTTGAGTGGCACGGCGGCTGCCAGCTTCCCTCGCCTAAAGCCCAAGGTCTGTTTCTGGGTCGAGGTTGTGCCGATCGGCGTCACCCGATTACAGGTCACGATCTTACGTAAAGCGCCTTCGCTGTTCCGAGATTATCTATTGGCACCAACCCAAGCGATCCTTGAGCCACGCGAATTCGAGGGCAAATCGTTTAAGATTGCCCAGATGCCCAGGCGTAACAATCAGCGTATTGTGTTGCGCGACACGCTGGAAACGCGCAAGATCACTCAAAACGGGTTGCGCTGGATCGAGTTTGACCGGCCGCTGGAGTTTCCAGGGCTCGATCTGGTGGTGGCGTTTAATGATTCGAAGTTCGGAGCCAGATGAATGAGAAAGAGGAAATCGATAACTTTTTGAATTGGCTCTACGCCAGTTGTGAATCGCAGCCCGACTGTTTTATAGATCTGGAGACAGGTGAGTTGATCGACAATTACAAGAAGCTGGAAGCGTTCGCTAAGCGGCGAGGTATTGATCTATGCTGCTGCCAATTTCCCGCGGCTAAAGCCCAAGGGTTGTTTCTGGATCGAGGAGATGACCGCTGAGCAACAGGTAGCGCTTGGTGATCTGATGGCTGCGGGTCCGTTCGGCCGAATCAAGATCGATGTGAACGAGAAAGGCTGGTATTGGCTCTATATCTGGACTGGCGAAAGCGTTGGAATCTTTGTGGGGCCAAATTTACCCCAGACACTGCAACTCATGGCTGCTAAACTGCGCGAACGGTACGGAGACGAGATTTGAGATTGCTCCACGTAGAACGTTAAGATCCGATATGAATGTAACCTTGGAATTGAGCACGTTTGGATTATGGGACGTTGTTGTAGACGGAGAAGTGCTGCACCATGAAATTCCGCTTATAATGGCGCAAGCATTGGCCTATTGTATCGAACACAACCTCGATCCTGGCTGGGAAATTTCCAAGCAGTTATCGGCATGAATCAGATTGTGACTAAAGATCAGGCAGCGCCCGCAACGCGGATGGTTGCCGCCGACCTGATGGCGCGCGCTTATCGCCGCGCTGTGATTCCTAGCCGCCTCGGTGGCGCGTTTGAAATCCTAAAGGGTAACGCGGTACCGGACGTACATCGTGGCGCGTTACCGATGCTCCCAACTGCGCAGAACAGCTCATTTACTAACCCTCCCATCGGGATCCTTGATCGGCTCCGTGGCGCGGCGACCTACGCCATGATGGGTGATCCGCGTGCGTTCTTCCCGCCAGGCTTTGCCCTCGATCCGCAAGCGCCCGAGGCAGCAGCGGGTCGCAAGTGGGATTACCCGTTTTATTACAATGTCCAGATCCAGCCGCGTGCTTACGAGTCGGTAACGTTCGATGTTCTGCGCAGCATGTCCGAAGCGCATGATTTGTTGCGAACCGTAATCGAATCAGCCAAAAGCCGGATTGCGTATCAGAACTGGTCGATCATGCAGGCTGATCCAAGTAAGAAGAAGGCCAAAAACATCCCGCCCGGCACAAAGGATAGGATCAACTGGGCGACAAATTTCTTCCAACGACCAGACTTGAAAAAGCCGTTTGCGCATTGGGCGCACGAGCTGCTCGAGGACATGCTGACCGTTGACGCGATGACGATCTACAACAAGCCTACGCTTTCTGGCAGCCCGCACAGCTTTGTCCCGATAGACGGCGCCACGATTAACGTCAAGCTGGACTATTGGGGCGAGGAACCCGAGGCGCCTGAGACCGGCTATCAACAGATCCTTAAAGGCTTGCCAGCGATCGATTACACGAGCGATGACCTGATCTACATGCCGTTCAACAAGCGTAGCCACAAAACCTACGGCTACAGCCCGGTTGAACAGATCATGCTCACAATCAACATCGCCATCCGTCGGCAATGGTGGCAGTTGGAAAAGTACGTTTCAGGCGCACACACACCTTACCTGATTAAAACTCCACCGGACTGGAATCAGGAACAGATCGAAGGCGCGCAGACCTGGTACAACTCGCAGTTTGTGGACAACATGGCCCAGAAGTGGCGCGCGATCCTGTTACCCAACGGTTGTGAACCCTTAAGTGCCGGCCACATCATTCTGGACGAGAAAAGCGACATGGACGACTGGCTTGCCGGCCTGATCTGTTACGCATTCTCGGTTGACCGCTCGCAACTGATCAAGCCGATGAACCGGGCCAGCGCCCAGCATGGCGGCCAGCAGAGCGATAAAGAGGGTTTCCAGCCATTCAGCATGTTCTTCGAGCAGTCGATGACCGAACTGATCTATCGCTGTTTCGGCTGGCAGGATATCAAATTCGCGTGGACCGAAGAAGAAGAGATGTTCACGCCCGACAAGGCGAAGGCGTGTGAGACATACTCCAATATTGGCTGGATGATGATCGATGAAGGTCGCGAAATGTTGGGCTTTGACCCGTTACCGAACGGGGCCGGACAACAGTGCGTCTTGGGCGCCAACATGCAGCTTGTCCAGATCGATGAAGTCAACAAACTCAGTGACCAGAATGCTCAAGCACAAGAACAAGCATACAACCAGCACCAAGTCGCGATGGCGTCCGCGCAAAACCCGGCAACCCACGTCCATATCGGAGGAGGAAATAGCGGAGCTTCTCAGGGATCACAGGGAAAGGGCAAGACAAATAATGGAAGATCTGGAGGAAATTCTAAAGGAGGAGGACCCAATGGACCTGGAATTAAGAAAGCCTTTGACGTCACCCCGTCGCCCGTAAGCGGCCTGCAGCCATACGGATCTAGCCCCAAGACCATGATGCACCCTCGTGGCGTGTTACGTCATCAGGGCGGCAAGAAACGCAAACGTAAAGTGACCCATACGGCCAATTTCGAGCTGCGCGAACCCGACGATGAACGGATCAAGAAGCTCAAAGCCGTTATCGGGGTTGCGCTTAAGGCCAAAGGCGAACAGGTAGCGGAGGCAATGATCAATAGGAGAGAACAGAAATGAAGCATCGGAAACCGCGCAAGGCCAAGAAGCACAAGAAGCATCGGAAATAGATGGCTAAAAAGCCCACATCGATTGTTCATCAGGCGGCAATCAACCAGCTCCTAAGTGCGTCCTGGGGCGATTTGCCGGACCAACTACAGGAACAATTTGCTGATGCGGCATTCGACACTGCTGGTGAGCTCCTTGGCAGCGCCGGCCTAGTGCCGACCGAGGATCAATGGAACGTGATTGACGAGCAGACGCGTGACCTGGCGCTCGATCGCGCAGGGGAACTGATCGGCCTCAAACAGGACCAAGAGGGCAACTGGATTGAGAACCCGAACGCCAAGTGGACCATCACGGAGGATACGCGCGACGAGGTGACTAATCTGGTAGCCCAGGCCGAGGAGGAGAACTGGAGCAACGACCAGTTGCGAGAGGCGATCATAAATGCGGACTTGTTCAGCGAGGACAGAGCTGATATGATCGCAAGGACGGAACTAAAACGCATCGACGCCATGTCGGCCGACCTAACCGCAAGCGCAACCGGCGCGACATCAAAGCGGTGGCTGTTAAGCTCCGATCATAACGAGGCCGATGAATGCAACGATAACGCTGATGCGGACTGGGTTGATCTCGATGGCCAGTTTCCTAGTGGGGCTGATCTGCCTCCAGATCATCCGAATTGTCAGTGCGTCGTTACGTTCGGCTGGGAAGATCAAGACAAAACAGGAGAAGTGATTCAGGAATGAAACCCTACATACATACAGTCAATATCGAGCCGCCGATGGCCCGAGACCGT